GTACCTTGACTTACACTTGAATTAAGATAATAAGAAACCGAACTACCTCCACCTGTTGATGTAGGAAAATCCGCTAAAGTACCATCTCCTCTTACATATTGAGAAGCAACACCATTTAAAGCAGTTATTACGCCACTATTAGCCACTACTGGACCTTGTATTGCCCTTATCTTCGCTTCTCCTGTAACTTGTAATTGTGAACTCATTTATATCTAATTTAATCTATTTGAAAATTGCTCTAACAAACTCATCCGCCTCTAATGCCCTTGCAAAGGTAAGAACTCCTGTAGATGAGTTAAACGTCACATTTTCACCTGTAGGAGCACCTGACGTTAATATAGTTCTAACCTCTAAGCCACCTCTTGTAACCGTTAAACAAGTTGAACTAATCGCACCTGCAAATGTTACAGTAGTTTCACCTCCACTAGCAATATATTGATACATAGTTACGTTTGAACTTTCTATTACTACGCCTGTAGGAGTAACTTGTGTTCCTGTTACTGTATAAGGACCTGTACCTTGTAAAGACACACTATAAGTAGATGCACCTTCAACAGGACCACTCATATCTAAATTAACAATATTAGCATAACCTGTAAAGATGCTATAACCTAAAGCACCTGTACCATTGCCATTGTCATTATCTATTTGAAACTTAACTATTATTTGTTCCTTAGTTTGTAGCTTATTAAGCAAGAATAAGTAAGAATAATCATTAAGAGCTATAAAACCATCAGCAGTTATATTCCAGCTTATTTGAGAGCCTAAGAACTCTTTATAAGAATAACTATTAGTAGTTGTTACCTCTACTTGATCTACACTTGTACTAAAAGTACAGTTAGTAGATGCACCAAACGGAACACCTAAACAAATGTTAGTTGTTGTTATGCCAGGATTAGTTGACTGTGTATATAAAGTAATGGCATTAGTAGTAGTACCTAAGTAAACTACCTCTATAATAATCCTATCTGTAATTCCTAAAACAGTAGTAGTTACTGTCATATTAGTATTATATATAATCTTACTAAGAGATGTTAGTGTAGTTTCATCCGAAGTTGCTAACAAGGTAGCTGTTGAACCTACATATTTGTATAACTTGTATTGTACTTTAGCACCTGCAAAGGCAGTAGCTATAGAATAGTAAGCTGATATACTCCATGTACCAGCAGTAATCTCAGTAATGCCTGGATCATTAGCATCTGTTATAAAAGAAGCTATGACTCCTGCTCCTGTCTTATTAAAGTTAGTAGAAGTTCCAACTATATCTTCAGTACTTAATTCTTTACAAGCAAAACCATTTACGGTAATTCCTTGATTAATAGAACCATTAAAATAATATTGTTTATTTGAATCGTATTTATATAATACTATGTTAGTTCCGTTTATTACTGATGCCATTATTTCCTAGTATTTAAGTTTTTGAATATGTCTATATCTATAGTTGTGCCATTGTAGTTAATCTTCTTTAGTACTGACTCTTGTATTGCTTGTTTTAAATCCCACTTAAAGGACTTTAATAAGTATGTGTAAGTGTTAACGCCGTCATAAGAATAGGTAAACTTGCTATCTAACCAGTAGCCTATGCTTTTAAATTGACCTTCTATAACAGTTTGTGTCTGTACTTGGTCTATACCAATATCTTGAGCAACTAAAGTAAACAACTCTGTGCTACCTGATGTTGTTCTACCAAATTGATTAGCAAATCCACCACTATTTTCTGTTGTGTACATACCAACATAAGACGATGCTGTTACTTCATAAGGGTTAATTGCCACTCTTGAATTAGAATCTGTATTTCTGAATACTTCATTATACATAAAGCCTAAAGCAAAGTTTTCCGTTTCTGTAGGTTTAAACTCTGTATTTATACTACCGATTTCTCTATAAGAATCATAGGCATATATCTGAGATGTAGGACCAACATTCTGTATTAAAAAGTATGAAACTACTAATTGAGGAGTTGCACCTGTACTTAAAGGTCTTAGTATTGTTACTGATATTGTACCATCTACAGGAACTATAACTTGTTTTGGGAATCCAACAGGAAAAGCTCCTAGAGTATATGAGGTAGTTGTAAATGTTCCAGTATTATCTAAATAATATGTTGTTAAACCATCATCTGATATAATTCTAACAAAATATCTTTCAGTACAATTAAATGGAGCACCTAACCATAAAATATTCAAATAATCACCAGTTTTAACTACACTACTAACAGATCTGAATGATCTATTTGTTTCTCCAGCGTTTGTTGTAGTATCAGTCGTTAGTAATCCTCCGTAAACAGCATCTTCTTTTGTTCCTATCATTGCTGCTTCAACCCATGCATCAGCATTGTTTACACCTGACCATGACAAGAACCAGCCATTTGTTATTATTTGCTTTACATTATATATTGGACTAAATTGACTATAAGACTTTTGAGCTCTATTAAAGCTAACCATTAATGATTGACCAATTTGCTTAAAGTTGTTTGTAGCATCTATAGCAACCGTAGTAGTATTACCAACAGTTTGTGTAGACTGATATGTTCCAGCACTATTATAAACATAATAAGCAATAGTAGCTTCTCTAGTTAAAGCACCATAAGCAGTTAAATACCACTTATCTTCTTTGTAGAAACACTCCCATCCAAACCTATTACACAAGTATTCTAATATATCGTAGTAGTTTAAATACTCTCCATATTGTTCCATTAAGTAATTCTTCTTTAGATACATATTTTCTATGTTTCTAGAAGTTACATTTACTGTTTTGTAGTATTCATTAATCCATACATCTAAAGTAAACTCAGTTTTAGCAAAACAATCAATCAGTAAGTCTTTTAAGCTTACTTGCTCATCTGAGTTAAAACCTATACCATTAACTAAGTTAAAATAGTATTTCTTGTTCTTTGTTCTAGCTAAACCATCAACAAATGATAATGATAAGCTGTTTAAGGCTACAGGTGAAAATTGTACACTATCTACAGGTATAAAAAACCCTCTCCATATTATAGTACCCCATGTAAAAGAACCATTATAAGTTCCTTTTGTAACGACTATCATATAGTCATTATCATCAGCAGTAAAGAAATCTTGCAATAACTCAGCATAATTAGTGCTTTGAAATTCGTTCTTTACTATATTTAAAGTAGCTCTTGTAGCTAGTATTGGTGTATATGCATTACCCTCAGTATCTATAGTTTCTATGATAAATGGACTATTAGATGCAGTTAATGGATATATAGTTGCACTAGAATAGCCGTCTTTGTAAATCTGAGCCCTATAGACGGTGTTTGTTCCATCAGGCATGGCATATACATCATCAAATATAATCTCGTATTTTGGGTTTATAAATGCCATTAGAAAGTGTTATTATTGTTTCTACCTGCCTTGTTCATTAATATTAATAAATCATTACCGCTAATTCTAGCTTCTAAAGTACCTCCTCCACCATCCATAAGTGATTTAAGCTTATCTAAAGGAGCTACAACCTCAGGGTTATGACTTGCTCCAGGATATTCTCCCATAAGACCCATAGTCGGTCCTGATATAATACCACCATTGGCAAACTTCTTTGGACTACCTTGCTTAGAGCCACCATTAGCCATTTGACCAACTTTAGCACCAATAAATGATCCTATAGCTATTAAGGCAATACCTGCTGCAATAGCAACATAAGGATTAGCAAATGCTTTTTTAAATGCATCCATTGCAACAGCATAGGCTATAATAGCTTTACCAATTACTTTAAATCCTTCTGCTAATAATCCTAAAAACCCTCCAAATAAATCTACTTTATCCCCAGCAAGTGCCTTACCTATATTTTCAGCAAAAGTTGCAATTCCACCTTCTATTACATTTTCAACTGCATTGTTAATTATATCAGAAGTAGCTTTCCAGGTATTACCATAAGCCTCTAATTGTTTTTTATTATCTTCTATTGCTTGATTTACTGGAGCAACATCAGCACCAGAACTTAATGCATTTTGTAATTCAAGTTGTAGTCTAGCACCTTCATCTTTAATTGCTTGTATTTGTGCCCTAGTTCTTCCTTTATTAGCTTTTAATTCTGAATTTGTTTGATCTTTAATTGATTTTAAATTATCTTTTACAAATCCATTGTTGATATTCCTTATGGCATTTTTAATACCATCTCTATTATCTTCAATTATTTTTGCTATTTTTTCTTCCTTTTTCTTTAGCTCTTCAAGTTCTTCATCATCATATTTTTTTCTTACTATAGCTAATTCATTTCTCCAAGCCTCTTCTAATATTGTAGTGTCTTGACCATATTTGGTAGCTAAATTAATTTTAGCTATATAACTTTTAGTTATTAATCTTAATTCTTTATCTTTTTCTTCCATTAAAGATAATACCGCATCGCTTTCTGCTTTATTAATCTTTTCTAAATCAGATATTCTTTTTTTAGCAGCTTCTGCTCTATCTCTATCTGCTTTTGCTAAAGCTTCTTTAGCTAGTCTTTCCCTTTCTAATTGTTCAACAGTTTTACTTTGAAACTCTTTTAAATCTGTTTCAGCATTAATATTAGCTTCTTGTATTTTAACATACTTACCAGCTTGTTTTTCTAATTCATTGTATGCTTTAGCATTTTCTTTAAGAAGATTAATTCTTCTCTCTGTTTCTCTATCATAATCAGACATTAATCTTATACCATCTTCTGTATAAGTTGCTTCTTTTGAAAAGCTTTTAATGTTTTTCTTACTAAATTCATCTAATAAATCAGCTCTTTCAACTAAAAGTTTATTTTGTTTACCAGCTAATTCTTCTAATGTAGATTGAGCAGCTTTAGCTTTAGCATAAGCCCATAATGTTTTAGTTAATTTCTTAAAAGCAGTATCTGCTTTACCTAACATTATTTCTTCTTCGCTATACTGATCTAATAGACCTGGATATTCTTCTTTTAATGTTTTTGCAGCTTTTACTCTTTCATTTAATGCAATATTTGCATTTTTAGCAACACCTATTAAACCATTTAATTTTACAGTTTCTTTTGCATAATTTTCTCCAGCTTCTTTAGCATAATTAGAAGATTCGTCTACAGTCTTATTAAGTTTAAATAAACCCATATCCCAAGCGGTAATAAGAGCTATTATAGCTGATATACCTAAATAAATAGGTCCAGTCATTTTAGCAAATCCACCAGCTAAAGCAGGAAGGTTATTTTGAATACCTCTAAATCCGTATGGTAAATCTTGTAATACTAAAGCCAAATTAGCCCATTGCTGATTTCCTTTTCTTAATGAACCAGTAGCAGCATCTAATCCAGCAGATGTTGGCATAGATGAAGTCATCTTTTTAAAACTTGCACTAGCTGGATCAATACCATTTGCAACTAAAGATTGAAAATCTTTTTGTAGCTTATTTGCAGCAGCTCCTGCTTGTTGAGATGCAGGACCAAATAACTTAATAGCAGCTTCTAAGCTTTTTGCATTTTTTTGTATGTTGGTAGCAATTTTTTGGAACTCTTTGTCAGTACCATTAAACTGACCAATCATCTGATATAATGCATCATTAACTCCTTGAAAGTCGAGGTTTAATTTTAAGTCTACTGAATTATCTGCCATTATCCTATTTCTTTATATTATCGTATTTTTTTAAGACCTCTTTAAGTTCCTCAGGTGTCATTACCCTCTGCTTTACAAAGTTACGATTATCGCAGTCAAGTGGCAAAAGCTCATTTGGCTTTATCTTTTTACCTTTTGGTAGTTGTATATTTAACAAAATAGAAGTTTGCCATCTTACTTTTAACCATTCTTGTTCTTCTTTATGACGGTATCCATACCATACAAAATCTAACTCAGCCATCGTCATATCCCAAAACAAATGGGGAAGCACTTGGCACTCCCCCATTGTATATCTTTCAATATCAA